CCTACCGGCGAGGCTCTGGCCGAAGGGTGCTTCACCCTCACGGAATCACTCAGGGCAGCGCTTTACGATCCGGGTGTGCAGATTACGCTTTTATCGTCCCTCTCGCTCTATACGACGCAGGGCATCCAGAGCACGGCGCCCATTGGCGGGGCCATTCTTCAGGTTGAGGGGGCTACGGCGCGGATCTGCCGCATTGCGGCGCTGTTCTCTCTGGCGCAGGCAAGTGCGGACTGGTCGGCGACGTCTTCGAACGAAGCCGAGGCCATGCGTCAAAAGCTGGCCGATCTGCTCGATGCCGAGGCGGTCAGTGCAGCGAATGCAGGATGGGACAAGACGTGGCAGGCCCTCACGGGGCTGCGGACGGAAGTCACGCGCGATCTGGGCGAGCGTGCAGCACGCCTGCCCGACATCATCGCGATCGAGCGCAACGCCCCGGCCCCTGCTCTGGTGCTGGCGCAACAGGTCTATTCAGACGGGGCGCGTGCCTCTGACCTGATCCGCCGTGCCAACCCCATTCATCCGGCTTTCATGCCTACGCAATTCGAGGCACTGTCATCGTGAGTATCGTTTCACAGATCACGGATTTTCTGGGCGTCTCTGCCGAGACCTCCAATGCGGTCACGATCAGAATCAATCAGCATCTTGTTTCGGGTTGGACCGATGTGGCGATCGTCATGGGGATCGAGATCATGCCCTGGACGGCACAGCTCGGCCTGACGACGCAAGACCCGCAGACCAGGCTGACAAACCTGATCAACCCCGGCGATCTATGCGAGGTGATGGTCGGCACGCAGCGGGTGATCACGGGCTATGTGGTGACGGTTGCCGAGTTGGCACAGGTGGGCAATCACATCCTGCGCGTGACCGTGGCCTCGAAAAGCACCGATCTTGTGGAATGCTCGGCGCTTTTATCGACTTATCAGATGTCGAGCACTAACGCGCTCGCCATTGCCCGCGCGATCTGCGATCGCTTCAAGATCGGGATCTCGTCCATCAACGGGGCGGGTAATGCTGATATCAAGTTGTTCTCGGTCATTCTGAGTGAGACCGGCTATCAGGTTATCGAACGTCTCTGCCGCCTAGCGGGCGTGCTGTTTTACGATCAGCCTGATGGCACGATCGTCTTTTCGGGCGTCGGCACCAAAAGGGCAGCAAGCGGCTTCGCGCTCGGCAAGAATATTGAGCAGATCACACAGGCCCGTAGTCTGGCCGCCCGCTATTCCCGCGTCATCCCTGTGCTGCAAACGGTCGACGTGCTGCAAACCGCCCCGTCTGAAGACCGTCTCGGCGATCAGATGAGGTCGCTCACCGTGGGAGAGCCTGCGATAGATCCGCGCGTCACGCGTGAACGCCCCATGCTGATCCTCATCGAATTAGGAGACACCGATCACGAAATTGCGCAGCGCCGCGCGCAATGGGAGGTGAACCGCCGCTATGGCCGATCGCAGGCCGTAACCCTCACCTGCGATAGCTGGCGGGACGAGGCCGGAAAACTCTGGCAGCCCAACACGGTGGCACCGTTTACCGATCAACACGGCAATTCGCGCGACCTGGTGATCGGGGAAATCACCCTGCGTGCGGGTCAGGACGGCACGCATGCCGATCTTGTGCTCATGCCGCCCGAAGCGTTTCAGCCGCAACCGCTGCTCGCGCCACTGTCGAATAGCGAACCGGTTCGGGCTGTGCAGGATGGAGATGACTGATGAGCGATCTGATCGAACGTCTCGCGCGAGGCCTGTCGAACCTGACCGGCCTCGGCAGGGTGACAGCCGACACGGAGGAAACCCCGGCCACGCCCACGCTTCAGCTCGCCCTACCGGGGTCGGTGTTGCGCTCCGACATGCCGTATTTGCAGGAATATGGCTTTGCCAGCCGTCCTGTGCCGGGGTCGGACGCGGTGATGACCTTTATCGGCGGTGATCGCTCTCGCGGCGTGGTTGTGGCCACAGGCGACCAGCGCAACCGCCCCAAGGACCTGAAACCGGGCGAGGTCTGTCTCTATCATCCGAAAACGAAAAGCCGGATCTGGCTGAAAGAAGACGGCTCCATCGCGCTGATACCGGCCAATGGCAAAGTGACGCTCGAGGGCTCCTTGACGGTCACTGAAGACGTCACCGCGAAAGAAGTCACTGCGAGCGAGATTTCGCTCACGAAACATAAGCATTCGGGGGTCAGGTCTGGCCCGGATCAATCAGGCCCCCCTCAGTCTAGCTGAACGGATCAATCATGGATGTCGGCATTACCTGGCACGTTCGCGCGGCGCGCGGCGAATGGTCCATCGCGTCCGGTGATCTGGCGCTCGAGAACCCGTTGCGCTCGTCGATTATCGTCAGTCTGTTCACTGACCGCGTGCTGCCCAAGGAGCCGGACGCGCTCGATATCGGGGTCGGCATCAAAGCGCCGCGCGGCGCTCGAGGCACAGCCGCTGCCGATCTGGGCGGCTGGTGGGGTGACATGCTGGAAGAGCAGCCGATCGGCTCACGCCTGAGACAACTGCAACGCGCGATCAAGGTCGAAGATGACGCGATCCCTGCCGAGGCGGAAGCCATCTGCCGTGAAGCGCTGCAATGGTTGATTGCGGACGGCGTGGCGGAAGATGTCGGGGTATCTGCCCGATGGAGCACGGTCAACGCCTCGGCGCTGGAGTTCAGCATTACCGTCAAGCGGCCCTCGATCGACTCGAGTGAAATCTTTCTCTTTTCATGGGCCTGGGAGGGGCTTGTCTGAATGCCTTACCAAAGACCCTCATTGGACGATCTACGGCAACAGGCACGTCAGGACATTCTCAATGGCGGCATACCGGGCGTGACAGCCTGCTGCGCTATTCCGTCCTCAACGTTCTGGCCACAGTCATGGCCGGGCTGTCGTGGCTGCATTATCAATATCTCGACTGGATCGCGAGACAGGCCGTGCCCTGGACGGCGACAGACGAATATCTCGAGGCCTGGGGCACCTTCAAGAAAACCTTTCGAAAACCGGCCACGGTCGCCACGGGTCAGGTCAGCTTTCCCGTCACGGGCTCGCCGGTCATTCCTGAAGGCACGACCGTTCAGATCTCCGGCGGGGGCACGGCGGTGACAACCGCCGAAAGTGTCACCACTGACGGCGTCACGGTCGCGCCCTGTGCCATCACGCAGGCCGGGGCAGCGGGCAACATCGCCAAGGGTGCCACAGCCACGCTGGGCTCTCCGCAAGAAGGCGTTCAGACGACGGGCCGTGTAACCGAGCCTTTCACAGGGGGCGCCGATGCCGAGACAGATGACGCCTTGCGCGATCGCATTCTCGCGGCCTTCGAGCGCGGGGGCGAAAATGGCAATCGCGAGGATTATGAAGGCTGGGCCAAGGCGGTGCCGGGCGTAACGCGCGCCTGGGTCAACCCGCTCGGCTTCGGCGCCGGTTCGGTCGTGCTCTATATCATGCTCGACAACGCCAATGCGGCAAATGCGGGCTTTCCGATCGGGAAAGACGGAGCTGCCTCTGAAGAGAAGCGATATCCGGCTGCGGCGGGCGATCAGCTCACTGTGGCCAATGCGCTCTATTCACTCAGGTCGGTCACGGCGCTGGTCATTGTCTGTTCGCCTGAACGGCAGACGGTCGATTTTACGATCGACAGTCTCGGCACCAACAACACGGCGGCCAATCAGGCCCTGATCGCTCAGGCCCTGCAAGACATGTTTACGCGCTTATCGGCGCCGGGGGCCACGCTCTTTCCCAATCAGTGGAATGAGGCTGTGGCTGCCCTGGGCCTGTCGCAATTCAACATCTCATCGCCCTCCGCGCCGATCATTGCGACCCATATCGGCGCCATGCCGATGCTGGGATCGGTCAGTTTCAGATCATGAAAGGAAAGGCAAAGCTGTGTTTTCGACCGATGATTTCCGCAAGGCATTCTTGCAGCTCATGCCGCAGGGGCCAGCGTGGTCGCGTGCTCCAGACAGCCTGGTAAATCTGCTGGCACAGGCCTGGGCGGCAACCTTTGCCCGTAACAGTGCGCGGGCTGAAAATCTTCTGACCGATGCGTTCCCCGCAACCACGCTTGAGCTTCTGCCGGAATGGGAAGCCTCGCTCGGGCTGCCTGACCCGTGCTCTGGTCCTGATCCCGACATCGATCAGCGCCGGGCACAGGTTGTTGCCCGATTGAGCGATAGCGGTGGTTCGGCGGTGTCCTACTTCAAGGATTTCGCTGCGGCGCTGGGGTACGAAATTGCGGTCGAAGAATACGCGCCCTTTCGTTGCGGCATTTCACAAAGCGGCGATGCTCTGTGCAATGATGAGTGGGCGTATTGCTGGGTTGTCACGGCTCCTGACGGATCTGCGATCACCGGCAACGCTGATCCGCTGATCTGCGAGCTTGAGGCGCGCAACCCGGCGCATCTCGTATTGCGATTCAGAACCGCTGCGCATCCAGCCTGATGCCTCGATAGCTTCAGCGACTCTTTTTTCAAATAAATGAGGTTCACCTATGCAGAGGATCAGCACGCGAACCGCCGCGACCTCGCGGCCTCCGGCAAAACCAGAGGGCACACCCGGTTATTTCACAAACGGCAACCCTGTGACCGGAATCCCGGCGACGGTTGTTGACGCTGTCTTTCTCAATGGACTTCAGGAAGCCCTTGCCCATCCTATTGAGGCAACAGGCCAGACGCTCGATTATGCTGACGATGGTCAGCTTACCGCAGCAATTCGCCGCCTTGGGCTCATCGCACCATTCGATTTGGATTTTGCCAGAAAAATCCGCGGATATCCAAGAGGCGCGATTGTCTCTGATCCGAATAACGCAGATCTTTACTGGCGCTCTACAAAAGACAACAACCTGACAACGCCCGGCACTGACGGCGCTGCGTGGGTCAATTTCTTTGCCGATTATCTGGCCAAGGCAGGGCCTGCGCAATCTTCATCCAGTCCAACGACGTTCACGAACGGTCTGTTTACGAACGCTTTCGGTGCCTCAGGCAATGCGGCTGATATCAGGATCACCTCCAGTCTTCGGATGGGGGAAAGGGTCATCTACTGTAGCGAGATCGCGGCAGACGGTGCCATAGATGTGCGGATCAACGCCGGTACCCGCTTCGGCAATAATACGGCATATCTCAACAGCCTGGCCATTGATGGCGCGGCGTCCCGGCGTATCACGGGCGACACAAATGTTTCTGACCAATGGGGCTTCGCCTTACGACCGATCATCCCGGTCGGTAACCTTGCCTGGTACGAAACCAATCGACAGGCGATCTCAGTTGGCGACGTCTTAGCGTCATTCCTCAACAATTTCGGGCGCGCGCAAACCTCAACCAGTCCGACGACTTTCAGCGGCGGGCTTTATGTCCCCCTTGGAATCAGCAGCACAGCCACGACCAACAAAGCTGTCATGGCGACAGGAGATGCATTTCTGACGTTCATGCGCCTGGGAGGTGAAGACCAGACGTGCAGTAGTTCGACAACGTTCAAGTCTGGGCTTTTCGTAAACGCTCTGGGCGCGCCTTCGGGCAGTGCAGACATTCAGATCGTTGCTGGCCTGCGCATGGGTAAGAAGACGCTTTACTGCAACGCGATCGAGCCGGATGGTAGCAGCGATTTGCAAATCAAGACGGATCTTCGTCTTGGTATTCAGACTATTTACGCCAACAAATTTTCTATCGACGGCGATGCAAGGCGACGTATGGACGGGGCAACCGACGTCATTGATCAATGGGATTTCGACACGAGGCCTACCGTTGCCGGAAAAGAGACCGCCCTCGTCTCTGACGTGACACCTCGGCTGACAATTCCCGGCGCAACAAATCCTGAAATGTATTCCTTTCAGGCAACCTACAGCGCGAGCGACGGCGAAAACGGAACCTTGATCAGATTGCCTAAGGCCTTCGAAACCGAATTGCGGGGCGCGTTCGGTAATGATGTCGGGCCAGGCGTTTGCTCGTTCGGCATCACCATCATCGACCGAGGCAGCGTCCGGATCTGGGCGAGATTAGGCACAGTGTATCAGACAGGCGGTATAACCCTTAATGTGATCGGATATTGAATGCCTTACAAGTATTCCAAGAGCACAGGCTGTTTTTACAGTGTGGATATCGCGTATCGCGATCTCCCGACAGACCTTGTCGATGTTTCGGACGAAACCCACGCTCTTCTGTTTCTGGCCCAGGCCAAAGGCGCCGGGATTTTGCCCGCAGCAGATGGGAGCCCGCAAGCGGTCTATAACGGCGGACGCGGGGATGTCATCGACCTGAACACTGTCACAGAGGATGACTGGTTTATCCCCCCTCCGACGCTTCAAGAGCAGGCGCTCACCGCCCTGATCTCGGCCCGCGACTACGTTTACAATAATTACGGCATTCTGAACGAGCCAACGCCTGACGCTTGGGTCTCGTATCTCAAGGCGCTCATGGCAATCGCCAATGGCTCGGACACGACAAGCACAACCCTGCCGCAAGCCCCAACAACCTAAAGGATCATTGCTATGAGCTGGCGCCCATCGGCGCGGATCGTGCGCCCAGGCGGCTGCGCGACCGCACAACTGCGCGGCATGGCCATGCACCCTCTGCTCGCATGGCCTGACAGCAACATCAATGGCGGAGCTGATTATAGCGTCGATTTCTCAGGCCTTTTAGGCCCCGGCGAAAGTGTAAAAGCTTTTGCGTTCGACGCTGGAAGCGCCGCAACGCTGCATTGGACCTATCTCAGCGGGACAACCGTTACCGCCTGGTTCAGATGGGTTCAATCGGGCGCGACCGCCGTCACGGTATGCGTGCTCGGCAGTTCTGGCGCGACCTATCAGGCGGTCGTTTCGATCGTCGTCAGTGCGACGCCAGCCCTCATCGCGGCATCGCCACCGAGCGCACCGGGTGTCGATGTCAGCGCGGTTAACGATGCCACGATGTCCGTTTGGTTTGATTCTTTGCCTAACTCACCAGATCCCAACCGGCGCTGGTGGAACAATGCCAAAATTCCGACGCGACTGGATACAACGACATGAAGCGCTTTCTAATCCTTTTCGTGTTGCTGCCGTCGCTTGCGTGTGCCCAGACGCAGACTGCCAAGCCGCAATTCATGCCTCCCAACGGCCTGCCGCTCTCTACTCCCCTAGGCACCGCCCGCAACGCCGATGGCTCAGGAGTCACCACGTTTGCGACCATGCAGGCGGGTATCGATGCTGTTTCGAAGGCCAATGACGCACTTGGTCGAACGTTCAAGAACATTGCTCTCACCCAGGATGGCATCCTGACCGCACGCCTGCCCGACAAGGAGTCAGTCATTGCCCTGCCCTTTTCGCGCCTTGCCTCTATCGTCTTCGGGCCGCCCACTGTCGGTCTCTATCGTCCTGAGATCGATCAGACTCTCTCGGGCAAGTTTTTGCTTATCGGGGGCGAAGGCTCAGAGGACGCGGCAAGAGAAAGCCCGATCGTTTTCAGCGAACAGCAGGGAGATTATGTTCTGGCCTGTTATGGCGATGATAATGCCCGCATTGCCGTCACGGCGCCTGTCCTTACGACTGCTGCGGGATCGAGTGTTCGTAACGGCATCACTCGCAAGCAAATTACGTTTGTTTTGAAGGCTGGCGACAGTCTGCGCCTTACGGCTCAGTGGGTGCGGCCTGGTGACGTTGTCTATATCGCGCGGTTACAGACCGCCCCCTCCTGATGTCTGATCAGATCGAGACCAGTGTTTCCTAACCGCCGCCCCGCAAGGCGGCTTTTTTGTGAGGTGTCACGATGAAAGTGCAGGAATTACTTCTCGGCATCGGGATCTTCCTTTGGGGCTGCCTGCTTTTGGCGCTTCCTCAGAGCTATCTGAAATGGCCCGACCTGGCGGATCTCATCACTATTCTGCCCCATTTGGACGATCCGGCGCTGATTTACGCCGTTCTGGCGTGGATGACAGGTGGGGCGCAGATCGTCGGAGCGTTGACCGGACATTCCGGGCTGCAACGCGGCTCGGCAATAGCGGCGTTTACGGTGTGGGCCTTCTTCGCTTGCAGCCTCATCAGCCAGTCCTCGCCGATGCCCGCAACCGCTGCTTATGCGACGTTGTCTCTGCTCAATATCCGTGCCGCTCTGGGAAGGAACGATCATGCCTGAAAACCTCACCCCTCAACCGTGGTGGGTGGCGGTTTTCGGCGGTCTGATGTTCACAATCCGCTGGCTGATCGGCCTCGGGGCGTCGAGCGCGAAGGGCACGATCGAAACGCAAAAACAGGCACTCGACCAACTGAATGACCGCGTGGCGAAGCTTGAAAAGAGCGAAGCAGAAAAGCAGGCGCTGATCGACGAGCTTCGGAAGCAGAATGCCATGCTGCGCGAGGCCCTCGGGCGGGCAGGTGTCGACCTGCCACCGGGATAAGAAGCAGCGCTTCGTCTGTTATCTCGACTTTGCACGATCCAAGGCTGCCGAAAGGCGGCTTTTTTTATTGGGAAATCACCAAATGACTGACTCATTGGACATCGCCACGGCGCTTTTGCGTCGGGACGATATCGAGGGGCTGCGTCTGAAGCCTTATATCTGCCCTGCCGGATACTGGACGATCGGCATCGGCAACCGTTTTCTGGCGGATGGTAAGCCGGTCACGGCAAACACAAAGCCCATCACAGAAAATCAGGCCGTCGATCTGGTGCGACAGACGCTCACGGGGATGCGCGAGACATTGCGGACCATGGTCAAAGTCCCTCTCACACCCTCGCAGGAAGGCGCGCTTCTTTCCCTGCAATTCAATATTGGGACTGGTGCTCTCCGAAGCTCCACGCTGCTCCGCGTGCTCAATCAGGGCAAGTACGAGGCCGCTGAATCGCAGTTCCTGAGATGGGACAAGGCCACGGTCAACGGACGCCAAACACCCTTGCCGGGCCTTCAACGGCGGCGGCGGCTCGAAAGCGAAATCTTTGCAGGTCGCGAGATCACCACAACGGGGGCACTCTCATGAATTACGATTGGCAAACGCTATATTCTCAGATCATGCCGCTTCTTCCGGCACAGATTGCGGGCAATGTGACCGATATTGTCACGGCGCTGATCGCCATAAGTGCCGTGATCTATCGTTTCTGGAAGGAACCGGCTGTCGGTTCAAAATTCCGTGTTGTCTGGCTTGTGGTCAGAAAGATCGCCTTTGCCCGCAAAGACGGTCTCGACAAGGGCAAGCCATGACGGCGGAACTCCTGGCCGGTGCGATGAAGTTCATCGTCACCGCGCTCGGCGCCCTGATCTGGTACGCCACCAGGGCAGGCAGAAACGCCGCTTCCGTGAGAACGTCAGAGGCCGCCAAAGCCTCGGCCGAAGCTCAGACCCGCAAAGCGCAGGCGATGAACCAGGCACAAGCCGACAAGCCCGCGACGAAAGAGGCTGTGTTGCAGCGCCTCGGGGATGGCTCCGCATGAGATGGGTCGCTCTCATTGCCTTTCTCGGGCTCTCTGCCTGCACGTCGGTGCAGCATGTGCCCTGTCCAAGCCTAGTCACTTACACCAAAGAGGATCAGGCCGCGCTTGCTGCGGAGATCAAGGCAATCTCAAAACTTGAAGGGGTCGATTGGATCGAAATTGTCCGATGGCTCGGCGATTATATCGGCTTACGGGACCAGGTGCGCGCCTGCGTGAAGTGA